GGCTTCACCCTTGCTGCCGGGAATGGTGAACGTCCACATGCCCTTGGCGGGGTCGGCACGCTTGAGGTGGGGCTTTAGACCCCTGCCCCGCTCGACAACGGTGGGGGCTGTGGCCGAGAGCAGTTCGGGAATGGTCGCCGCTGCTTTCTGCCACCCCGAGAGAAGGGGGCGAAGGGACGCTTGCAAGTAGGTCGCGTCCCCCGACCACAGTTGCCCCTCGCCGTTCGGGACGACGCGAGACGAGCCTGCGGGCACGTTGTCCGTGTGGGTGTCGGGCATTTGAGCACCCGAGGGCAAGCCTTCTTTCTCGTCGGGCTTGCGCTGATAGGTGCCCGGCCCTACGGCTGCGTACCCCGTGTTGGCTCCCGGCTGCTCCGTCTCTTTCTTCGGGTTCTCCTTGTCGTAGAGAATGAGGTCGCCCGCCTGCTTGCGGTACGCCACCCGAGAAATGCTGTCGAGTACGTCCTCACCCTCGGGCGCACGCACCACGAGGTCAAGTACGTTGCGGAGTTCGCCGGGGTCGGCCTTGGCGAGGTCGCCCTCCTCCAACAAGCGGCGGCACCGCGCTTGGAACTCGGGGGCGTCGGGGTCTTGGTCGAACAACACCGCGCACGACTGCACGGTTGCCTCGTCCAACTCCTCGTAGGCTTCCTCCCCAACCGTAGCGTCTATCAGTTCAAAGAATGCGTCCTCGCCCTCGTCGGAGTAGAACACAGCCACTTCCAAGAACACGGGCAAGGGCAGCGTGTCTTGCTCGGGGGCTTCGGTAGCGTCCTCCACCTCGTAAGTGAAGGTGACCTCGCCCGTCTCGGGGTTGATACTGTTGACGTAGGCTGCGTCCATGTCGGGGGCGAGGGAGAAGCCTATCTCCTGCCCGACCACGAGCGACTCGCCTGTGGCGGAGAATTGTGCTTGCTTGTCCCGCGTCTCTTGATCCCGCTTCTGCCGCTCCTTGTTCACCTGCTGCTCGGTGCGGAAGGGACGCCGCTTGAACCGCTTCGGGTGCTCACGGTTGTTCTCACGCTGCTTGAGGCACATGGAGTTGTGCTTGCAGAACTTGTGGTAGCGAATGAGGGCTTTCTTGTTCTTGAGCTTGCGGGTGGTCTTGTACTCGCGGTTGTCCTTGCGCTTCTTCTGCGGATACTGCTTGTGCTGAAACGTCGGCTGCGTCGTGGTTGTCTTCCACGCGAGGCGGCGGTGCATACTTGGGTTCTTGCGGTAATGACGGGCGTTCGCCTTGTGCTGCGCGTTGTTCTTGTTCTGCCTGCGCCAAGTACGGCTTCGCATCTTGATTTTCGTGCGGTTCCGTTGGTAGTACTGCCGGGACTTCGTGCGGGCCACGCCCCGTTGCTTGCGGGTGCGACCACGCCGACGCTCGTAGGCTTCCACTACACGAGCCACCAACCCCATGAACGCCGTCTTGGTCAAGAACGCAGTCATGGTGCGGCGGGTCAACCCTGCGGTGTCGTCCTTCGACGGGTTGCCGTACTCCTCGCCCTCCACACCCTTGGTGCGGGGCCGCTTGTCAATGTCGTTGTCGGGGGCGTTGAACTCAAACCGCTGCCGAATGTCACGCCCCCCGTTGCCGGGGTGTGCGGAGCCGAGCGGGAGGACGCTCTCCTTCTCCCGGTCAATGTCGGTCGGAAGGTTGAGTTGCGACTTGTCGGAAACGACCGTCTGTATTCCCGGTATGGCCGAGTCGGCGCGCTTCACCGGGCGGGACAAGAGTTCACCGAAGTCGGACGCGGGTTCGGCTTGCCTGCCCAATACGCCGTCACGAGCGTGGCCTGCCGCTGCTTACGGCCCTTGGCGTCCACGCCCACGTTGCGGGCTGAGAACACTACGGTCAGCCCCGTGGGGGAGTTCCACCGGATAGGCTCGCCCCGGTCGAGGTCTTTCTCCCACCCCGTGTACATGGAGGAGTTGCGGGACTTCTCTTTGCCGTATGCGTCGTGGAACTTGAGGAGCGCGGCCTGTACGTCGGGTACTGCAATGGAGCGTTGATCCATGCGGAACTGCACATGGGCCGTTAGCGCAAGGCTCTTGAACGGGGTGCCCTCAACGCCCCGCTCTCCTTCAAGGGAGTAGACCTTCGACGCTTCTTGGTTGTCGAGGTCGTCCCCCTGCGAGACTTCCTCGATAAGCTCCTTGCGCGCCTTCGGGTTCACTACCCTGTCC